TCTTAGATTAATAATTTTACTTTGGAACTTCCTTTAGCCCTTCCGTTCTCTCAGCGTTGTCTGACGCATCAGGCACTTTGATATTGAGAAATGTTTATAGAAGTTATCAAAATGATAACAAAATTCTGTTAACAATTCCACTTTCTTAATGCAAGTGCTTTACGAGTAGGTTCACCATTAGGCTTTTTCATTGGTCCTTTTACTCCTCCCATCCTTGCACAAAAAGATTTCTTTCTTCCTTGTTCTGTTTTAGATAGACCTGATTTTTTAGTAACAGGTCTTTTTAAATTACTACCAGTTTTTTTATTAATATACTTTCTACCCTTCTCTGATAAACCACCAGTAGGGTTCTTATGTACCTTCTTTATTTTGAGACTATCTCTTGACATTACCTCGTAGTAAAGACATCACTGCCACCTAAACGTCTTTGTACATCTTCAGTATAAGTTACATCCTTACCATATCTAGGATCTCTCATAGCAGTTACTACTTCTGATGTTGACTTGTAAGGTGTAGGTCCGCTTGTTGCAGCCTTGCCTGTTACTAAGTTTGGTTCAACTCCCATAGCGTTACTGTATTGAGAATAAAGTCCTTGTACTGCCAGTTTAATAGATGGTGCGTCACCTGTCTCTGTCAGATTGTTAAATGCTTGTGCATCTTCTTTCGATAAGTTCTGTTCTGCCCAAGCTGTCATCTTGGAATAGTTGTCATCACCACCTACAGAATCTTTTATACTTTGAATTTGTTGTGAAGGTATTTCACCTGCTTCAGAAGAGCTACCTCTTAATCCATCAAGGTATGTATTTATAACTTGTCTAGAAAAACCTGCACCTTCTAGTTTAGTGTAATCATCTTCTGATATTTCACCAGATTCTTGAAAGCGGTTTGATATATCTTGTGGATCTATCTGTGCTTCAGTTAATACTTCAGCCAAACCTTCGCCATAATACTCATTAGCGTTAAAGTCTGATACTTCTGTTTCTTCAGCAACTTTTTCTGTTGCTGTTTCTTCTTGTGATTGTGTACCAAGCTTACCTTCCAGTTCTTTATAACTGGCAGCTAAATCTTCAACAGATTTAAACTTACCAAGGATAAGACCATTCTCATCCGTTTCGTTTTTTGCAAGAGTTTGTAAATCTCCTTCAGACATTGGAGGAGTTTCATTAACTGCAACTTGTGATTGGGCCATAGTTAGTTACCTAGTTAGTAGTTATTGTATTACCATTTTTGGTTTTGACTATAGTTGGATTACCAACAACAGGTTCATCATTAACACCTAGTCTACTTACAACAGCTTTTGCTGTATCAGTTTCTGGTTTTGGATTAGGCTTCTTGCTCGGCATCTGGTTGCTCCTGTAATTGTTGTGCTTGGGCATTGTTCTTAGGATCTAACAAAGGAGATCCAAGAGCAGCAGGTCCAAGATGTTGTATCAACTGTTGCTGCTGCATCTGTTGCATCTCAGCCTGTATTTCTTCTTGTGTCTTCACTAGGTTAGCAGTATCAATACCAATAGAGTTTGCTAGTCGTTTTATTGCTTCATCTACATTCATGTACTGACGCATTATGTCTGGACCTAAAGCTTGACTTACTGTTCCAATAAATTCAATAAGCTTATTACGATCATTACCTCTACCAAGACCTTGTACACCTGTAACAATCTTAGGTTTAACTAACTTCTCAGGTAACTTAGGTGCTTTACCAGAACGTACTAGCATATGCATCCTACGTTTTAGATAAGGTAACTGAAACTCTTGGGTAAGTATGGAGTAGATACCACCAAGACTATTCTCTAATTCATTAGCCATCATGGTAACTTCTGCTGCTGTTACTCTTTCAGCATCTCTTTGTACAGACCTAGCCATAAGAAAGGCATACTCTAGTCTTGACTCTATTCTTTGTATTGCAGCAAAAGATATTTGAAAGTCTGCTCCTTTGTTTACCTGCATAACTGATACATCAGCCGCAGATCCTTCTCGTATTGCACCGTTAGGAGCTTTAGCTAAAGTAGCTGCTCTGGTTACACCGTTAGGGTTAACAAGAAATAAAGTTTTCGCACTGGCAGCAGCCCCTTCGATTATTGCTTGCATCAAAGCTTCTAAACTAATCAAGTCTCCTTTGTACTCACTGACATATCCACGACCATAATCTTCTCCATCAACTCTGACAAACCTGAGAACAATCCAAGGTGTTACATCTAGCTTAGATCTACCGTCAGTGCCTGGTATCTTTTCTCCTTTACATTCTTGATACCAAAAATAATTATCATCTACTCTTTTAACATAAGTGAATATATCAAGATCACTATCCATTGATTCAGCATCATAGTTTTCTTTCTTCATTAGCTGCTCTATAAATTCAGCAGGTAAAGCTTGAGGATGTACTGATTCTTTAGTAATTATTTCTAAGATGTTACCCACTGCATCTCTTTTGCAAACAAACTTTGATAGTGGATAAACTTTTAAACCATCATCTGTTAAATAAAGAAGAGCATTACCACCAACAACTAAATGTTTTAAGGCTTCAAACATTGCAACTCTGTCATTAGATATTTCTATCTCATTCATCAAAGCTGTTTCTATCGTGCGTAGTCCTTTATCAATTTCAGTTTCTAATCCTTCCTGTCCTTGTTTTAATAGTTCAAGACTATCAATACTTAATTTGAAGAAGGCTGTTGATGGAGGTAGAAGACTAAATAATAATTTTGAAGAAAGGGAATTTGTTCCTCTAGCCCCTACAGCTTGAAAAGGAGTTTTAGTCTTAGCTCTAGTACCAGTAGCAGTCTCAGGTATAAGGGTAGGTATAGTTAACTTACTGCAATCTTTTGCGTCATCATAATAACTAGACCTTGCACTTTCTAGTTGTGCGTATCTGCTTGCAGCAGTTTTACCAGGTGTTGAATAATCCATTTACTAAGGCTTTGACTTTTTAGAAATTCTAGCTTTTGCTAAAGATTTTGCTTTAGCTTTTGCAGCAGCCAACCCTGCTTTCTGTTGTGCAGTTTTAATACCTCCTCCCCCTTTATTTGTAACACCTGCTATTTTTAATGACTCACCTGGATTATTAAAACCTTCTTTTTGTTGTCTTTGTATTTTTAATTCCTCTGTTACCTTTGCAGTATCAATAGGCTTATCGACACCAGTTTGCATACCTGTTACCACAGGAGGAGAGTCATCAAAGGTGGTCTTTGGTGGTGGTGCAGGTTGTGATCTACCAAAAAAACACATAATTAATACCTTAAGTCAGATGTACTTTGATTTGAACTAAGAGGTATTCTTAACATTGCAGTACCTAATCGTCTTGCTCTAGTAGTTCTTTGACCTGTTCTTTTCTTTCCACCTTCAGCAGTAGTTTGTTGCCCTGATACTGAAGGTCTGCTTGTACCGACAAGAACTCTCTCCGCAGTCTTCTCAGGCTTTGGTGGTGTAGGCCTAGGTTCTGGTAAAGGTGGCGGTGATGGTGGTCCTCCGAAGCACATGGCTAATTCTCCAAGACTGATTCTGTGAGCATGGTATCTTTTTGCCTAGCTTGTTGTTCGATAAGGTAATCAACAACAAACCTTTGCCCTGCTCTATACCATACCTCTCTATCAGTTAATGACAAATCAGGATGGCGATGCGGAAAGATTTGATCTAAAGCAAAAATCAATTCATCTGTAATAACTGGTAGCTTTTCAGATGACATGACTAATAAGATTTATATGTATTGTAGTTCACTTTTAATAATAAAGTATAGCAGGTTTAAATTTATGTGATAAGGTGACAATAGCAATCTTCCCCTTAACCACGTCTTATGTGACCTCTGTAGTTAGGGATTGTTGATTGCTTTCAAGATTACAACTTCTGCATCGTGCTGATAAAACAGCCACCGCTCTGTATTAGTCAATGTAATCTTTACCACACACTAAGATACCAGTAGCTGCACAACCCGTAGGCTATTGGTTTTTTTTATGGAGTCCAGAGAGATACTTCTCCTGTCTTGTAATCAAAGTCTCCATGTCTCAATATTCTTGCAAGCTGTGCGTTAAGTACAGCATCAGCAAAGTCATATTTCTTTTTCTCATACGCAGCTACCACCTTCTCCCACATCTGTTCTAGTGTTTTAGATTCTCCCAGTATCTTCTCTGCTGTTACTGGTCCTACTTTATCTATACCAAAATAGTTATCTGTGCTGTCTCCTGTAAGGGCTTGTATCATCCAATGTCGATCAGCTTTACGTTTGGTTATAAGTTCTAAGTCATCACCTGCAAGCAGTGTACAAGGTACAGACCTCATGTCCTTATCGACTGAAACTATTATTGGGTTGTCGTATTGTTTAGATGTTGCAAGCAAAGCCATAACATCATCTCCTTCAAGTCCATCAAAACTTTTTGATTCGTATCTTTCTCTTACTTGCTCTACTATTTTTTTAAAGGCTAAAGGTTTTCTTTTGTTCTTTCTGTTTGCTTTGTATTCTGGATATATTGTATGTCTAAATGTCGGGTACTCAGTAAAGCACATAACAACATCCTTATCACCTTCAGCAATAGTCTGATAGTAAGAGACTCTGCCATCAATCATTTCATGTACATCTCTTTCATCAGCATGAAGAGTATGTAAGTTGTCATCCCATTTTATGTCCTGTTCACAGGCACAACATGAAGAATACAAAAGCCAATCAGCGTCAATTAGTAAAGTCATCAATCTCCGAAATAAGTTGACATGGGTACTACAAGTCTCCCTGTGCTTTGGTCATACAATAATTTATCTATCGGTCCTGTCATCCCTGTATGTCTGTTCTTCAGTACTCGTAGCTGTAGTTCTGCTCTCTCTGCATAGCTTTCCGACTGCTGATTTCTTTCAGCACTAATACATAAATCGCTCAACTGTAAAATTCCAGAACTTCCTCTCAAATCAGAGGTGCTTACAGTCTGTCCTTGTTCGTGCGAAAGTCCAGGTGGCCTTCTTAAATGACTGACAAGTATCAAACCTATACCAGTAGATTCAACGACCTGTCGTAATTTTGTACACGCAATATCAATAGCTCTTCTCTCATCCACATTATCTATACCAGAGACTACTATTGTTAGATGATCTAGTATCACTACGTCTACACCTTCTGCTGTTGCAAGGTAGGTGATTTGTTCTATTAACCTGTCAGGGTCCATAGATCCAAAGTGATCATATAAGAATAGTTTTTCTGTACCAAACAACCTGTCAAAAGATTGTTTTAGCCCTTCTGTTTCTTCTACATTATCCTCAAGGTGCAGGGGTTTATTCATCTCTACACCGAGTATCCCCTGCATTGTTCTTTGTACACTCTCTTCAAGTGCAATGTAACCAACAGTTAGTTTATTCTTAAGAAAGTGATGTGCTAGTTCTCTACATATAGTTGACTTACCTGTACCACTACCTGCTGCTATTGTTATCATCTGGCTTTTACGAAAGCCTTTTGTAAACTGATCTAGCATTGGGTAGGGAAAAGGACAGACGCTGTTAGTTCCTTTCTTTGTTAGTTCTTCCCAGAGATTACTGGCGTTAAGTATGCCATCTGGTCTAACAGGTGTTGCTTGGAATAAGAGTTTTCTAAGTTCTTCCCCTTCTCCTGCGAGGAGCATTTCATTAGCGTCTTTTCTAGGGAGTCTACATATAGCTGCCTTACCAGCAGGTAAGATTTTAAT